GGACGCCGGCACCGGTGACAACACCGTGCGCCGCTTCCGCACGTACTACGCGGGCCAGCAGGCCCTGGCGGAGGCCGTGGCGGACGAGTTCCACGTCGTGGCCGGTCCCATCGTGGACAAGCTGGCCCGTTTCCGGCCGCTGGGCTGGTACGGGGTGGCCGGGTGGGCCCTCTATCGCCAGGAGGCCCTGGTCCGGGCCGAATCGACGTCGAGCATCGACTTCTCCTGACGATGGCTACGTGGACGTTCCGGACCCCGTCTGTGGACGAGGGTCCGGCGTCCTGGGACAGCCCGCTGTTCCTCCGGTACAAGCTGGCGCGCGGCATCACCATCCTGGAGGGCCCGCCCGGTACGTACCGGGCGGTGCGCTACCCGACCCAGGACGAGCAGGCCGCATCCGCCCCAGGGCTCTACATGGGCGGCCACGAGTACCTCGTGGACGACGCCACCAAGGCCGCGCTGATCGCGGCCGGGGTGGGTGTCACGGAGTCCAACTTCACGCCCCCCGCTGGCACCTACGGCGCCGGGCCGTACGGCGCAGGGTTCTACGGAGGATAGATGGTCACCAAGCCCACAACCGGCCAGAGCCGGGACACATGGGGCACGACCCTCAACGCCGCTCTGGATGACCTGCAGTCGCAAGCCAACTCCAAGCTGCCGTTGGCGGGCGGTGTGCTCACCGGCGTTCTGCAAACCGGCGCCGTGCCCGGCATAGTGGACCCGGCGCTCCCCGCCGGCTACGGCGGTTCCGCCGTTTCCACAGGCCTGACGCTGGGCAGCACCTACCCCTCAGACGACGTGGTGGGCGGCACTGACGGTACGGGCCGCCTGAACCTGTACTCCTACCAGCGCAGCAACGTCAACAGCTTCGGTGAGGTCATCCGCGCTTTCGGCATGCGCAAGGACGCCAAGCAGATGATTGCCTGGTATGCGCCCGTCAGCGGCTACGACGCGACGACTCGCGATCCGGTAGCTGGCACCACCTGGAAGCCTGTGACGTGGATCGGCTCCCACTGGGAATCCAATGGGCATACCGGAAACCACAAGCACTGGGAGATCGAAATCCCAGACGTGAACGGCGCCTTGCAGGGCCGGTTCGAGATCCTCTACGGGCGGCAGTCCGATGAGACGATCGGACTGGACAAGACCAACATCATCACGAACCTTGCCGACTTCACCGTCCGCTGCCACGGCACCGACACCGCCGGTGCAGACATTCTCCAGGTGCTGCGCCTCAGCGCCGCTGCGAACTTCGAGAAGGGCTTGGAGTTCTGCAACGACACCGACGGAGTCGCCCGGCGCTGGAAGATCCGAACCAACTCGACCACCGAGTCCGGCAGCAATGCCGGTGCGGACTTCCAGATAGCCAACTACGACGACAGTGGCACGCTTCTGTCCAACGCGTTCAACATGGAACGCAGCACCGGCAACGTCGGCATCGGCGGCATGCCAGCCGCCCGGCTGCATGTGCGGAAGAACGGCACCTCCACGTCGGATCTGCTTCAGCTCACCGAAGCGGACGGCACCACTGTCCTTGCCAAGATCAGTTCGGCTGGGAACGTGACCACGCCGCAGCTGAACTTCTCCGGCACTAGTGCTCAGGTGCAGGTGAACGGCGTCACTGCGCTGCGCCTGGACTCGTCTCGCAACGTCGGTATCAACAACGCCCAGTCGTTCGGCAGCGGCCAGGGCGTTGTCGGCATCACCAATGCGACGGTGGCGCCCACGGGCAATCCGACAGGGGGAGGCGTCCTCTACGCCGAGGCCGGCGCACTGAAGTGGCGCGGCTCATCCGGCACCGTCACCACCATCGCTGCTGCCTAGGGAATCGCATGCACAGCAACCACACCCACGAAGGCGCGCAGTCGGCATCGGCTGCCGAGCAGCCCGATCCGCTGGCCGAAGCCCGCGCGCTTATTGCGAAGGACTCGCAAGAGCGCATGGAGCGCTGCGCCGAAGAGATCCATGCCGTGCTCGACAAGTACGGCATGCGGCTCGACGTTGCCCCCCCGCAGATCAGCATCATCCCCGCATAGGAGGCGGCCATGGCCGCGAAGAAGAGCATGCCGCCCGTGAAGGCGGCGAAGAAGGCCGCCGGCAAGAACGCGACCGCGCAGGCGAAGAGCCTGGGCAGCCCCACCGGGGCCACGGCTCGCGCCAAGAAGATGACGCAGCCCTCGGGCAAGGGCTCCACGACGACCGCCAAGAACGTCGGCAGCGGCAGCGGTTCCGCTGCCATGCCGCCCTGGGCGAAGGGCACGGCCAAGGTGGCCGCCTCGCAGGCCGCGAAGCGCAGCCCCCGGGCCGCGAAGAAGACGGGGGGCGGCTACTGATGGCCGGCCCGTACTGCCCCGAGGGCGACGGCGGCAACAGCACCGTCACCAACCAGGACGAAGCCGTGATCCTGGCCGCCACCGTGGCGGCCGTGCCCGTCCAGGGCACCGCACTGGGGACCGAAGATGACTCCCACCTCCAGGGCCAGTACAAGGTCATGGCCGGCGACGTGGCGGGGTCCTGATGGCGTGCCGCACCGGCTGCCCGACCCCGGGCAGGCACAAGAGCTGGGGTGAGTGCGCCCGCGCCGCCAACCTCAAGGTGGCGTACTGCGGCATCGGTGGCGGCGACGCCACCGAACAGAAGAAGTGGGACGCGGAGCTGGACCTCTACCGCTCCGCACGCCGTCAGGGCGTGCAGCCGGACGGGACCAGGAGGGACAAGGTCATGGCGGCCCTGGAGGCCTCCAATAGCGCAGGCGCGGCCTACGGGCGGGACTTCAACGTGGCCACGCCCATGCCCGATGGAGTGCAGCCGGTATGACGACCTTCGATCAGCTCGTACGGCAGGTGCGTCAGCAGCTGCTGGGCTTCACCCTGAACCAGGAGAGCGTCAGCGAACTGCTGGTGGGCATGTCGCCCACGGACATCACCTTCCAGGCCGACGGCGAGACCATCGGCAACCTCTCCCGCGGCCTGGTGGAGATCGATGATGAGCTGATCCTGGTCAAGAAGTGGGACCAGACCTCCGGCACGGTGACCGTGATGGGCGGCCTCTCGGGCCGCGGCTACGAGGGCACCACGGCAGCCGGGCACAACGTTCACGCCCTGATCACCTCCAATCCGGCCTTTCCGAAGGCCAGGATCAAGGAGGCGGTCAACCTGACGATCAGCACGCTCTATCCGGAGCTGGTCGTTTTCTCCTCCACGGAGATCACCAAGCTTGCCCCGCAGATCGAGTACGAGCTGCCTTCGGACTGCTCTGACGTCTGGTACCTGACGGGCCAGACGATCGGCCCGTCCAAGGTCGCCCAGCCGCTGCCGAACTGGCGCTACAACCCCAAGGCCCGGACGGCGAACTTCCCCTCCGGGAAGTCGATCCAGATCCTGGACGCGGTGGTCCCCGGCCAGGCCGTCAAGGTCGTCTACGCCAAGACCCCGGCCCTGCTCGTCAACGGCACGGACGACTTCGCGGCCACGACCGGCTACCCCGACCGCTACACGGACCTCGTGGTGTACGGCACCTGCATGCGGCTGCTGCCGGCCCTGGAGGCCGCACGCCTCCAGCAGCAGGCCGTAGAGGCCACCGAGCGGGCCACGCTCGTGCCCCCGGCCAGCGCATCCCGGGCCATGGCCATGTACGCGCAGCTGTACCAGCAGCGCCTGTCCGAGGAGCGCGACCAGCTCTACGCCGACGTGCCGAATTACGCCTTCTTCCAGGGCTCTTAGGGGTCACCATGGCCAACGCCGTCTTCTACTCCAACGTCGCTCAGCAGACCACGCTGAGCGGCAGCATCTCCTCGGGTGCCACATCCATCGTCGTGGCCGCCACAACGGGCTTCCCGGGCTCCTTCCCGTACACGCTGGCCCTGGACTACGGGGCCGCCACGGAGGAGCTGGTGAGCGTCACCGGCGCCGCCGGTACCACGCTCACCGTCACCCGCGGGTACGGCGGCACGAGCGCCCAGAGCCACAGCCTGGGCGCCGTTGTGCGGCACGTCTACGACGCGACCGACGCTACGGCCTTCAGGACCCACGAGGCCGCCACGGCGGCCATACACGGCGTTGCGGGCACGCTCGTGGGCACGAGCGATACGCAGACCCTGAGCAACAAGACGCTGACGAGCCCGACCATCAACAGCGGCGCCCTGGCGGGCACCTTCACCGGTGCACCGACCTTCACGGGGGGCGCCACGTGGTCCGGCGCAAGCGTCCTGGTGGAACGCGCTCTGGCGACGGACAACGCCTATCGCGCACGCCTGACGGGCGACGCGAACAGCCGCTTCATCGTCAACGCGGACGGCAAGGCCCTGTGGGGGCCCGGAACGGCCTCCACCGACACCAACCTCTACCGTTCGGCCGTAGGCACGCTGACCACGGACGGTGTCCTGACCGTCGGTGGCGAGCTGCGGCCGGGCAACTTGATCCGCTCCAGCCGTGCCAACGCCAATGACAGCCTGATCGAAGGCCGGGTCACCGGCGATTCCAGCGCCCGCTGGTTCGTTGATGAGTCCGGGATGACCTGGTGGGGCAGCGGCTCTGCCGTGCAGGACACCAACCTGTACCGCTCGGCTGCCAACACCCTGAAGACCGACGACAACCTGATTGTCGGCCTCGGCCTGACCGTCAGCGGCAGCATCTCGGCGAACAACCTGCTGATCGTCTCGGACTGGACCAGCCCCACGCTGTTTACCGGCTATACCGGGGACGGCAACAACAACGGCACCGTGCAGTACCGGGTCATCGCGTTCCTGGGAACGACGTTCGTGCAGTGGCGCGGAGGCCTGAACGTCGGCTACATCAGCGGCAGCCCGATCAACGGCGGCAACTTCCTCAACGCCGCCCTGCCCGCCTCTGCCCGGCCGGCGTCCATGCGGACGTGTCCCGTCGCCTGCTCGGGCGCGAGCAGCACCAGCCTTGCCATGAAGGTGGACTTCAAGACCGACGGCACGGTGAGCATCGTCAACCAGACGGGTGACACTCCGCCCTGGATCAGCCTCAACAACGTCATGTACTCGCTCTGAGGGGTCCTGATGGCCGGCATAGTCTCCAGGCTGCCGTTCCCCCTGTCGGGGCGAACGGCCGTAGCGTCCAGCAGCTTCGCTCTG